TGATCCGTTAAAGTTAACGTCAATTACAGTAGCACAAGGATATTTAAATTTTGTCTGGATAGAAGAAGCTTTTCAGATTGAAAAACAGGAAATGTTTGAAACATTGGAAGAAAGTATAAGGGGTATACTACCTTCACATTTATTCCATCAGATTACTTTAAGCTTCAATCCATGGTCTGAAGATCACTGGCTAAGAAAAAGATTTTATAATGATACTTATGACAGAGAATATACAGATGATTTGATATATGCAATAACTACTGACTATACAATGAATGAATTCCTCGATGAAGTAACTTTAAAGAGATTTGAGGCAATGAAAATAAAAAGACCTAATCGTTTTAGAGTCGCAGGATTAGGTGAATGGGGAATTGCAGAAGGTCTTGTATATAACAACTGGGAAGTGCTGGAATTTGATCCTGTGAAATTATTAAGAAGTGACTTTTCCTTAGAAGCGGCATTTGGACTAGATTTTGGTTTTACAAATGATCCGAGTGCATTTATAGCGGTAATAGTTGATTTGAGGAATAAAAGACTTTTCATATTTGATGAGTTTTATAAAAAACGCCTATTAAATAACGAAATAGCAGAAGAAATAAAAATAAGGGGATACTCAAAAGATGAGATTACAGCTGATTGTGCTGAAGCTAAATCAATAGAAGAGATTAGAAGTTATGGTATAAGTCGAATAAAACAGAGTTCAAAAGGAAAAGGAAGTGTGAATCAGGGAATACAGTATATCCAACAATTCGATATATATGTACATCCAAAATGCACAAATACAATAATGGAATTTAAGAATTATGTTTGGGAAGAAAAAAATGGAATAACATTAAATAAGGCTGCAGATAATTATAATCATTTAATGGATGCATTGCGTTATGCTCTTGAAAAATATAGCACTGGCGGAGTACATAATATATTAGTTTAGGAGAAATCATGAGTAAAAAAAAGAAAATGAAACATAATGGATTTGCAAGTAATGCAAGGAATTCCACAAAAGGTTCAGGAAAAGATATATTAAACAGGCAAACTCCTGTTAAAAAATATTTAAATGATGAAACAATAGAAAATTTAGTTGGAAGTAACGATCTTGCAAAAATAATATTGAACGCTCCGATTGAAGACGTTCTAAAAAATGGGCTTAAAATTTCAGTTCTAAAATCAGATGGAACAGAAGACATAGAGAATACAAAAAAGCTTCTGAATAAACTTGATGAGCTTGATTATTTAGAAAAAATAATGGAGTTTATGGAAAAAGTCAGAAAGTTTGGATATGCGGTAATGTATTTAAATGTTTTTCATAATGAAGAAAAAGAAACATCTGATGAACTAGGAGGAAAATATCAGATAAAAGGATTAAGTGTATTTGACAAGACAGAAATAGTAAAAATTAAAGTTGAAAACTCTAAGTTAAAATTGAATTTTGGAGAAGTAACAGAACTTCAAGTAAAAAACTATTCTAATAACGGATATTACAATCAGTCAGTTAAGACAGAAATACATCCAAGCAGAGTTATTTTTTCAAGAATAAATGAACATAAAAGGTTGATAGGAGAATCTATTTTTACTTCTCTATTTGACAGAATGGTTATTTTAGATAGTACAGAATGGAGCATAGGACAGCTAATATACAGGGCAGTTTTTCTTATTTATAAAACAGATGCAAATACAATGGACAAAATAAGAGAAAGTGGTGGAGTTAGAGATAAGGAAGAAGAAATAAATGCTTCTACTTTAGCTGTAATAGGAAAAGATGATGAAATGCAAGTAATAAATTCTACTGGCGGAATAGATCCTGAAAAATATATAAATGCGGTTTTGACTATACTATCAATACACACTAACATTCCAAAACAGAGACTGGCAGGAAACACTCAAGGAACTTTGGCTGGTTCTGAAGAGGATGCAAAAAAGTATGCAGAGTATTTAAGAAGATATTTCAATAAATATATTCTACCGATAACAAATAATTTAATTGATAAAGTTTTAATAGAACTAAAAATAGACCAACCTTACAAGGTTGAATTGCCTAATTTGTTAGAGCCAACTGCATCAGAACAGATTGAAAACGATTTAAAAAGGGTTGAGCTTGACACTAAAAAACTTGAATATCTTGAAAAAGCTTTAAACATAGTTTCAAATAATGAACTTATTGAGAAAAAAGATAAAATAGCTGAAATAATTAAAAAATTAGGCGAAGAAGATTTTGACTTTGAAGCACTACTGAAAGAGTTGAGCTAAAATGATTGAATTTGATGTAGATATAAAAATAGAAAAAATGCTTCTGAAAATATTGAAAGGCAAAACAAAAAAGTTTCTGAAATATCTTGAAGAAAATAACATCAATGTTGATGATGAAGAGGAGATAGAGAAGGCACTCAAAAATTTTAAAGAAAAAGAGAACAGGACTATATTTGGAATAAACAAAGTCCTTTTAGCTTATACATTAGCATTGATAATTGATGGAATAAGTAAAAAGAACAGAGAAAAGTTCAAAAATAGAATAACTTCTGAATTATTTAAAAAATCAGTAGATTTAGCGGATAAAAGAATAAAAGAACTATATCTTAGTAGTGCAAAAAGAACAGCATACTATGTAAATGAAGTAATTAAAAAAGTAAAGACAGGGACAGAAGATTTTGTATTAAAAGATAAATGGCAGGAAGCAAAAGAAAAAGTGGAAGAAAGAATGGGTTACTCGGATTTGCTGAATTCAAATAATGTTTTAGGGGAAACTCAAGCGGAATATGTAAAAATCATTTTGGAAGAACTAGGAATAAAAGGATTTATATGGGTAACTAAACATGATGACAGGGTAAGGGCGAAACATTCATGGAGAGAAGGAAAATTATTTGATATGAATGGAAATTTGCTTAAAGGTGTGGGTGAAGACAGTGCAAAAATATTACCAAAACAAGAATGGGGTTGCAGATGTAGAATGGCTATAGATGAAAAAGCAATAGAGGAGGCATTGAACAATGTTGCATAGCAGATATAATCTTAATCAGTTTGAAAAACCAAAATTGACAGAAACAAACGAAGGATTTTTGCAGATAAAAGGGAATATATTAAAAGCAGACAGTTTTATGGAATATATGGACAAAGAGGGGGTATTAAGAGAAAAAATACCTAAAGATATACTTTTTAGCGAAGAAACGAAGAATTCATTTTTGCACAAAAAAGTTACTCTTGAACATCCTGAAAAAAATGGAAAATTAACAATGATTAATTCTGAAAATGTTTCAGAATTCGGAAAAGGAACAATAATTGAAATTTTTGAAAATCAGGATTGTTTAGGAGCTACTTTACAGATAGAAGATAAAGAAACTGTAGATTTTATAAAGCAAAGATATGAAAATGGAGAAAATATCGAATTAAGTGCTGGATATATGGCAGAAACAGAGAATATAAAAGATAATCAGTACATCCAAAAAGATATTATAGCTAATCATGTAGCAATATTATCTGGAAAAGGTAGGGCGGGTAGTGATGTAAAACTTATATATAACTATTTAGATTATGAGGAGGAAAAAATGAAATTGAAATTTAACGGAAAAGAATTAACACCTGAGGAATTATTAGTGGAAGCTATCAATCTTCAAAAAGAAAGTGGAGAGTTCGAAGCAAAGTATAATGCTTTAGAAACCGAAAAAGAAACATTGATAGCAGAAAAAACTAATTTAGAAACAGAAAAGCAGGAATTAACAACAAAATATGGAGAATTGGAAACAAAATATAATAGTTTACTTACAGAAATAGAAAATAAGGAAATAATTTCTAAAGCTAAGGAAGTTTTAAATTCTGTTGATGAAAAAGAAGCAGTTGAAAAAATAATGGAAAAAGTAATCAAGGAAGTAAATCCAAAATACAATGCTAAAGAAAATGCTAAAGTAGAAGATTTGAAAGAAATGTTTGATTTCAGCGTAGAAACACTATCTGAAATGAACAAAGAAACAAAAGCAAGTGAAAAAGGAAAATTCAATGAATCCGAAACAGGATTAACATTAAAAATTGACAATAGTTATTTTTCTAAAAAAAGAAATGGAGGTAATTAATTATGAAATTAGGACAAGAAGCATATTTCACTACTGATAGAAGAAGCAGAATATGTGATGTTATAGATGAAAAAATAACAATAGGGAAAGCTGTGCAATGGAGTACTACCGACGGAATGAGAGCAGTAAAACCGTTTACAACAGGAACATTCGCAGGAGTTGTTATGCATACAGATGATAACAACAAAGGAGTTATTGAACATTCAACTACTGCTTCAATCTTACAATCAGGAAATATAGCTGTAAAAGTTGCAGAAAATGTGGCTAAAGGGGACAAAGCAGGGGTAAATAACACAGGAGATTTTGTAAAGGCAGCAACAGGAACAGCAATAAAAGGATATTTTGAGACAACTGCTAAATCTGGAGAACTGGCAGTATTAGTATTAGAAGGAATTATATAAGGAGGGGTATAGATGTTTAACAAATATAATAATAAGACATATCAATTGGCAACAGCATTTATGGTTTCGTTAGGAGTAGTTTTAGAGGAAAGAAAAGATGAACTGTTAGGAAGGTCATTAGTTCCTGTCGGTGGTGAACAAGCAGGAGTACAAATAGGAGATAAATATGTTACATATAGAAAAACAAATTCAAGAAGAGTAGCAGAAGTAGTTGCAGAAAGAGATGATGATATTCCTTTCACAGAAGTTGATGGAGAAGATGCATTTGCAAAATTACACTGGATAAGATCAGGTCATAAATTTACTATTGCTGAAAAAGATAGAATTTTATCAGTTGAAAGAGAAAAACAGATTCAAATGTTTAATTTAAAATCTTCTGAAACATTCTATGCAGTTTCTGAAGCAGAAAACAATGAACTGATACACGGAAATGCAAAGCTAGGAAGACAAGGTCTTTTAACTGTGGACGGGAAAAGAACATATAATTTAGGTGTGAATTTTGCAACAGCAACGGGAGAACAAATTGTGGATGCTTTAACTGCAGCACATCTTGAATTTGAAACAGGAGTAACAGGGAAATATAACGCTAGAACTTTGGTAATAGATAATTCATTACATGCAAAATTATTAAAAAGTTATGGCACACAGGAATACAAAACAAGATTGGCTGTTATTCAAGAACTTGGATTATTTGGAAGAATAGTGCCTGTTAAGAATTTAATAAATAAAACTACTAATAAGCCAACTTTATTAATCTTAGATGATGTTCCTGAAAACTTTCAAACTATAATTGTGCAAGAAGCAACTGCTGATGAATGGGAA